GCATTGTCCTTGCAACCAGCGCCAACCAGCGCCAACCAGCGCCAACCAGCGCCAACCAGCGCCAACCAGCGCCAACCAGCGCCAACCAGCGCCAACCAGCCCGATAGGCACTATTAGCCATTTTTGACCCCGGTAAAAGTCACGGCCACAGAAATCCGGGTACCTACTACTACTACCTAAAAATAATGAATAGTAGTTTTGAGAAGTACTGAAATATAGCCTATTACTGATATTTCACGAGGTTGGCGCTGTCGCGCGTCAAATAAAAACGCAAAGTTTGCACGTCAAAATATATTTGCATGGGAAGTACTTGCAAATCAGAATTAGGTATGCTGTAATGCCTTTGCTGGTCCGAAAATACACTAAACTAAACGAGGCGACAAAATGCAAAATATGACCAAAGCGCAAGCGCATTCAATTCATGGTGGTCTGACGCAAACTACCAAAATGCCTTGCAAGAGTTACTCACTGCCAACCATCGCATGCATAACTGGTTTCAAAATGCGCGCGATCGCGGGCTCTATATGCGCCGATTGCTATGCCGAAAAAGGCAATTACAGAAAATACGCCAATAACATTGAGCCCGCACAGCATGCGCGCCTAGTATCTATTGATGATCCGCTGTGGGTCGACGCCATGGTCGTCTCGATCGGCGACGATGGATACTTCCGCTGGCATGACTCGGGCGATATCCAGAGTATCGAGCATCTTGAGAAAATTGCAGAGGTTGCAAAGCGTACGCCCAATTGCATGCACTGGATACCCACACGCGAATACGGAATCGTGAGCGCGTTTACCGCGCAATACGATATCCCACCGAATCTGATAATCCGATTGTCCGCCATGTTTATCGATAAACCGGTAATCGTTCCTGCCAGTCTCAAAAATATCGCTGGAATCGCGGTATCAAACGTGCACAGCACAGCGCCGATAGGCACGGCATGCAATGCACCAAAACAAAACGGTGAATGCGGCAGCTGCCGTGCATGCTGGAATCGCGGTGTTGCTGCGGTATCGTATTCGGTACATTAGTGTCCGGCCCTATGCCCTAACGGGCATAGAGGCGCGCATTGACGCCATAATAAACTGGAGTAAACGATATGAGATTGACAATGGAACAGCGGGATTCGAATCTAGTCACGGGCGGAAATTACAGTCCGTTCGTTTTTGTCGACCGCGACGGCGTCCACGTCGGGGACCAAGACAACCATCGGATTTTTGAATCCGTGCGTTTTGCGATTGAACATGCCCGGTTTCAAATTTTGCCTGCTCGGCAGCTGGCAAAAGCGCGTCGCGCGGATCCTCATGGGATTGAATTCGCGCGCGCGCTGTGGCACGACGACGCATCACTGCAGCTGGATGCGCTGTATACCCTTGCACGGGCGGCAGCATGATCACCTTAGGCTGGAATAGTATCCGTAACATCGGCAAAGCCGACAGCGCAAACCGCTGGTATCCAGCGCCGGAAGTTGCGCCATATTTCGCCCACATCCGAAGCCCGTCGCGCGCTTGGCCATATTCGTACGCCAAGGCGGCGCAAACGCGTAAGTTCGCAACCTGGTTGCTGGTTAATCGTCCGGAATTGGCCAATCGTTTGGGGGTAACGGTATGAGAGAGGAAACAGTAGGTGAGGCGATCGCGGCGCTCGTATGCTGCGGTATAGGTATTGCGCTGATCTTGGCGCTTGGTATATTAATCTAATCAAGAGGATACATTATGAGCCGTACACTAGAGGAGCAAGAACGGGCGGCGTTCGCAGATGGCGATTACGCGCTCGCGCACATGATCGCGCACGTGATCGAATTGGAGGACGACGCGTGCGAGCTGCGCGCGGCGGCCACGGACGACGCGCGCACAATCGAGCATATTAAGCGGATCCTGCGTGATGCGCTGGCGGACGACTGCTGGCGTGAGCGCGCTGCGGCGGCGATCGCCGAGTAGTATTTTTCAAACTGAGGAGAAAATCATGCGCAGTAGACTGATGAAAACACTGGCACGGCAGGGCTCGCGCTATCAGGCGCGGATAGCTTTCCAAAATTGGGAGCATTACGGCATATCGTGGGCCGATGCTGGCCGGCGCGCGGCAGCGGAAACGCTGGTATGCGTGGTATCACCCGCGCTCACCAGCCGGCACACCAGCGCCACACGCCGGCGCGCGCGTGCGGCGGCGCTACGGTTCACCGGTTGGATGCCGGGAGCCGGGGACTATGGGGTTGTGCCGGCATAGTACTCGACTGGCGGCGCCTGGTAACCCGGGCGCCACCGGGCGCGCACTGCGTCAATAACCTAAAGGACACTAAAATATGGACGCTGAAAATATCACGCTGTTTATCGGGGGGTTCCTGATTGTTGGGTACGTGTTTTTCTCGGTATTTTTTAATTGATCGCGCTCGGCGTTTTTCTGCTGCTGGCGTTGCTAGCAATCGTTTTTGATCTGTAAAAAAAACGGGCCTTTCGGCCCGTTTTCTATTTCACCAGCCGCAGTGCATCGGCCAGCGGCGAGCTTCCCGGCGATTCTACCAGGCGCCTAAGCTCTGATTTCGTCGCGCGCGCGAGTTCCGGCGCGCAATACACATGGCGGCGCGTGGAATACTCGGCGCTCGTGACGCGCCCACAGTCTAGCCATTGACACTCTAGCAGGGCATGGTGCAGGGCGGCGGCGGGGATCCGCTGTCCCGGCGCCAAGCCCGCGCGCAGGGTGAGATCGGCGCACAGGACATGAAACGGGGCGGTGATGGCGCCAGCCTCGAACGGGCCTTCACGGCCCCGTATCATATCGCACAGGATCGACTCGGCGGGCGATTGGCCATTGGATATCAGGCTGAGCTTGTACTCCGTCACTGGCGGCGCTGCGGCGGGGTTGAACGCCGATACATCGCGCCGGTAAAGCCATGCGGCGATCGCTTCAAAACCACCCGATTCAAACCAGCGCCACATCCGCTGGCCGCGCTCCGGTGGATCCATGCGCGGCAGGTCAGACCACACACAGAACCAGCGCCTATCCTGCGTATCCAGCACGATCGGCACCCGGTCGTTGGACGATGCGATGACCAGGCACCGGTTCACGACGTTGTAAGGGTGCTGCATTTTTTTATTAACCAGGATGGTTTCCGGCGGCGCGGCGATGATCGGTTTCAGGTGGTTCGCCAGCGCGCGGCGGTCTTTCGCTTCGCTTTCCCGCAGTTCGTGGAGGATTATCACTTCACTCTCGTAGGCGTAACCCCATTGCGAGTTTATGGTGTTGTTGTTGAGTTCACCCTTGTTGCGCCCCTGACCGCACAACGCCCATAAAAACGGCGCCCAAAACGTGTCTTTTCCGCTACCTTGATACCCGGCGATCAGGACGGCGTGGTTTATCTTAACGCGCGGCTGTTGCAGCTTGCAGGCCATGACGTCGAAGATATGCTCGCGGTCGGCGCGCTCGGGGATCAGGGCGGCGCAGTGGTCGAGCCAGAGTGAGATGTCAGCCTTCAGTTCGCGGTTGACCGGCGGGCGGGCGTCGCGCCACATGTTGCCAAACACGTCACCGTCACGCGTCACCAGCACGTCGTCGCCGGCGCTGTAGGTAATGCCGACCAAGGCGGGCGCGCCCATCGACTGGCGGTTTTCATCAAAGCAAATCGACGCCTCGACACGGCGGGACTTGCCCTTGGCGTCGGTGTGTATCGAGTGGCATGGGATGTGTCGGAATAGCGCGTTGAATACCGTGCGCGGGATGTGGTGGCGCTCCTGCATATCGAAAAACGCCTCGTCGGACAGCAAGTAGGCAAACCGGGTATACCACCCGGCCTTCTCAACCCGTCCGATCTCTTTGCGCTCGACGGCGGCGATCAACGCCCCGGCCTCGGTGCCGGCGCTGAACAGGTCACCGGGCTTGAGTTTAGCCAGCGTCGTGGCCATCACGGCGGCGAGCAGTTCGTCGCGCAAACCCGTGGTGTGCTGCGGCCCACCCTGCTCGGCCACCCAGGCAAGGAAGCGGGCGCTGTTCCACTCGGCGCAATGGGCATGAAGGCAGGTGTAGGCCCGGTTGACGGGCATGTAACGGCCTTCGATCTCGCCGGTGGTGTGCGCCTCGGCGTTAGGGCAGACCACGCCCCACCAGCCCGCTGCGTTGCCTTGGGCGGTCAGGTGACCGGCCTCGGAGAGCCACGCCAGCACGTCGTCGGTGCCGTCGTCGTCGAGCGCCACCCGGCGCAGGGCGGCGGTGTCGGACGGGTCAGGCGTCACGCCCAAGGCGGCGCAGACATGCTCGACGGTGAACTCGCGGTGCGGGTTAAACTCGGTCAGGACAGACACGAAGCGGTCGCGGCCCGGTTTGATGTTGATCGAGCCGGGGATGCGCCAGTTCCGCACGGCGTTGATGGCGCCCCCGTCGGTGTAACCGGCTTCGGCGAAGGCACGCTCGGCAGCGGTAGCCACGGCCACCAAAACCTGCACGCTCAGCACCCAGGCCCACTGAAAATTACCCGGCGAGGTTTCGATCTTCCATGTCGGCTCCAGCGGTGGCACCTTGGACTTGGTGCCCACGTCGTCCACGGCAAGGAAGGTGACGTGTGTGCAGTTGCTGGTGCTGGCCGATATACCGCCGGTCATCCGGTCGAGGATAAACGAACCACTGCTGACATACCACGCCTTGCCCTCGGCGCGGGGCGCGTCGGGCAGTTGCGGTATCCACGCCTTGGTTTTCTGCTGGACAAAAAGAACAGTTTCGCCCTCGGGGGCCAAGCTGGTTACAAATTCAATAAAATCCATGTTATAGTCTCTCCTGTTGTGGTGGTTGTTTTGGCGGCTCACGGTCACTCCCCCGTGGGCCGTCCCTTTATCTACTTGCCGTATCGAGTCATAATCTTGATCTCGACGCCCAACGGCAGACCAGCGGCCCACTCATCCGGCGTACACATCACACTACGCATCCGCGCTACTGTTGCCTCGGCCATGCGCTCGGGACACTCAACAACAATTTCATCGTGGATATGCAGAATCACGTCCTCTAGTTGGCGCAGCGCGCCGCGCAATATATCGTTCGCGGTTGCTTGGGTAGCGTTTTCAACGGCCAGACCGCGCCATAGACGGGCGCGCGGCCACTCGGTCGCATCGGCGGCGGGCTTCCAGGATGCCTTTAGGTAGGACACCCCGTCGTTGTCGAGCTTGGCGAACGGGTAGCATAGCACTCGACCCGACGGCAGGGAATACCAAAGGTGCTGACCATCATATAAATAACACACCCGGCCAGCATGGCACTCATGCCCCTTGTGGCGCAAGGCGCGAGTGTAGGCGGCTTCCAGGTCTTGACCGTGCTTCATCGCCCAAGGATTAGCACGGCGCCAGGTCGAAATAGCGCGGGCGATCTCACCTTCGGTCATCTGCACACCGTAGACGCGCCCGAAAGTCTCGAACGAGCCAGGCCCACCGAGGAAACCTAGCGCGAGTTCCTGCACCTTGCCGACCTGCCGCTGCATGTCGGTCACGTCGTTGTAGGCCACGCCGAACGTCGAGGTCGCGTTGACCTTGTAGGGGTCGAGGCCGGAACGGAACACGTCCAGCTTGGCCTCGCCGGCGGGGCAGTTGGACAACCACGGGTTCACACGGCCTTCAATCGCCGCCCAGTCGGCCACGACCAGCACGTTACCCGGCGCCGGGATGAGCGCCGGGCGTAGCATCCCCTTTAGAACGTCCGTCACGCGCTTACCGTATTCTGGCACAATTTGATGCCCGCGCACTATCGCTTGGCGCACGGCGAAGGGGTCTTTTGCGGTCTTGCGCGTCAGGTTGTGGATCTGCGCGCCATAACTGGCAGCTCTACCTGTGGCGCTGCCGCCAGCAAACACGAACGCACCACGCACCCGGTCGTCCTCAATGTCAGCAAGCGCGGCCAGCCGCTTGAACTTGGCAACACTGGACGCCCACAGGTCATCGGCGCATTGGACGACCTCGGCCACGTCGGGCGGCACCTCGTCGGGGCCGAGCGTGAGCAGGTTGGCGCGCACCGATTTGTCGATCGAATACTTCTCACCTGTCCACATCAGCTTGACGGCCTCGGGGCCGACGCGAGCTTGCACCCACTGCCGCATTCGGGGCGAGCGCACACTGGTGATCTCACCCTTGGACACCTCGCGCACGATATCTTGTATCTCGATTAACTCGGCCTCGGCGTAGCCTATCGCAGCGCCGCAAAGATCGGTATCGACCATCACGCCACGGTCGTTGATGCGCTCGCTGACGTGGTAGTCGGCCAGTTCTTGACCGGACAACGGGCGCAGGGACTGGCTGATGGCGCGCATAGCGCGCACGTCCTGCTCGCAGTAGGCCACCATCTCGGCCATCAGCGTCGGATCGTCGTTGAAGGTGCCGTCCTTGCGCGGGATGCAGAGCAACCGGATCAATGCCGAGCCACGGTGATCCTTCTTCATCTTGCTGCTGACGGCGCGGCCTACATCCTCCAAGCTGCCGGGCAGGCAGTTAGCGCGGGCCTGCGCGGCGGTGCAGTAGAACTGCTCTAATGGCGGCTCAACTAAGCCAAGGGTAGGACACACGACATACCAAAAGACAAGCCGCTCGAAAGCGGCGTTGTGGGCCATGATCGTATGGCCAGCAATGTCAGGGAACGGCATACCCGGCAACCAGGTAGCCACCTCGCCATCATCGAAGGCGTAGGACATGCACAGCACCTCGGTGCTGGCATCCTGCGCGTAGTTATAAACGCCGCGACTAAGTAAGTCGCAGCGTGATCGTGTCTCAAAATCGAGCCAGATCACGCTGCTGCTCCTACGCTACTACCCGACGGCGGCGGCTAGGGGCCGGAGCCTCTGCCGGCGCTTCCACCACCGGCGCTGGCTCGTCAGCGGTCAGGCTGACCCACTCCTCCACGCCGAACGTCGGCGTGTAGATGCGGCCATAGCTCTTGTGTTGGTAATGCTCCTTGCCCAACGTGATGATCGGCACCGGCGTGGACTGATCCTTTTCCACCTGCACCGCGATTGCTACGGCCAGCTCCTGCACACCTCGCTTTCCACCCACACTGGTGGTGGTGAACCGCGCTTCCATACCGGCGTCCTCACCGCTGATGCACTTGAGCGACATACCAACCTGCGTTTCCCAGCCCTTCTTGGCGCCGGAAGGCGCTGCGTCCAACTCCGGCAGCGGATCGCTAACCGAGGCCATCTTCTCGCCTAACACCTCACCATCGCCCCAGGCGATGTAGCCGTGGACGAATGAGAACGGGTTAACGGCCCACTGCGAACCGTCCTCGACTTCGGTCTGGTCTGCACCGAATACCCAGTGCCCCGTTTTATCCATTTTCAGGATGACCATACCACTGGGGCCAGCAGCGGCCTCCAGCTTACGAAGCGATTGCGAAAGGCTTGCTACTGCCGGGAGTCCTGCACCTGCAAACGTGACTAGATTTGACATTACTTTACTCCTAGATGATTTTAGAAAGAGCAGCGGTCAACTGCTGCCCGATTTGCAAAACCGCTGGCCTCGGATCTGACTCCGGGGCCAACGTATCGCCCGATGACACTGACACCGTCAGTCCTTCAGGCAGATTCTGTTTTTTAGCCTTCAGCAGTTTTTCTGCTTGGGCCGGGGAAACGATTGCCAATTTCATAGGGTCAACGCCCAAATCGCGCAGCGCGGTAACGGCCTTCTGCTCATCGGCCCACTTGCGTGTGCCACGCTTTGCGACCAGTTTCCAACCGGGTATTTTATAACCCTTCTCGATCTTGGTCTGCACCAGCGCGTTCAGGTCGTCGATCCAGCCCTGCAACAGCACGGCGTTGGACGCATACGCGCCGAGCATCGTGTCGTCGATGGCGTCGAGCTTGACCTTTAGTGCCCGGTCTACCGCGCCGGTCATGGCGGGGCAGGTCGGTTTCGCGGGGCAAAACTTGCAATGCGACCCCGGCTTCAGCGCCGCGTCAGGCAGACTGGCAACCTTCACCGCCCGTTTGAGATCCTTCTCGAACGCCTTGATGCGCGCCGGTGTGGTCGTCCAGCGCCGTATCACTGGCGGCTGAATGATAACGCACTCAATGGTGGTGGCACCCTCAAACACCCACGCTGCCTCGGGTGTTCGCATGGCCGCAGCGGCGTAATACATCAACTGCTCGTTTTCTTCTGCACCAACGGCAATGCCATCGCCGAACTTCCAGTCGATGACATACGCCGTGTCACCCAAGCGGCCCAGCACGTCACAGCTACCGAACGCACCAGGCAGGTAAGCACCAAAACCTACGCGTGTCTCGATGGCAAGTTTCATCGCTTGATCGGGGTCGAGCGTGTCCAGCAGATCCAGCGCGGGCTGGAGCTTCTGGTCGATCATGTCCTGATCCAGAATCTGCCCTTCGTAGGTAGTCCCGATCAGATCCGCAGGTGTCTTATCTGCAAGCAACACCTCGCTGATGGCGGTGTGCAGCAGTGTGCCCTTGTCGGCGTAGGTGCTGGATGGCGACGGTGGGGCCAGTTTTACCAGTGCCACGCTGCCGGGGCAGTTCATCACGCGCTTGGCGGTGCTACCGCCTACAACTGTAGAGTGTTGCATTATTTGATCTCCTCGGCGTATTCAGCCGCCAGATCGGCCACCAGATCGGAGCCGGTCAGGTGCTTGACCAGCATCTTCTCGACCGTTTCGCCTTCGCGGTAAATACGGTCTTTAAACGCCTGAGTGTTGGATGATAGGCTGGCAACATATATTTCCATGGCATAACTGGGGTCGCGGTTCTCAAGCAAGAAATCGTACAGGTCAAACTTGGCCCGACCCTTGGCGGGATACTGGCCGTAGTCAAGGATAGTTGCAACTACGACCTCCAGCGCCAGTTCCATATCACGCTTCGTTATTTCCATAATGTCCTCATCTCCGTGGTATTCCATTTGACTCTCCTTTAGTGAGAAATAATAGTAGCACACTTTTATTTTATGTGCTAAAGTTTTTTACATGATACTAGAACGTGACATTGAACGCTACCTTGTGCGCCGCACCATTGAGCACGGTGGCGTGGCGTACAAGTGGGTGTCACCGGGGCGTGTCGGTGTGGCCGACCGCATCGTGCTGCTGCCTGGTGGCGTGGTGTGGTTCGTGGAACTCAAGACCGCAACGGGCAGACTCTCGCCGTGGCAGAAGCTGTTCGCGGCGGAAATGGCGCGGCTGGAATTGAATTACATTGTAATTAGATCAAAGGAGGAAGTTGATGGATTCATTAAAAAAGCAAGTGGACGGTGACCACTATAAAGACATGCCGATCCAGCCTGTGCAGTATATCCACAGCAACGGCATTGGATATTTTGAAGGAAACGTAATCAAATACGTTAGCCGTTGGCGCGCTAAGAACGGCATAGCCGATCTGGAGAAGGCCAAGCACTACATCGAGCTGCTGATTGAGCTGGAGTCACAGTGAACTATTACAACGAGTTTGACCCGTATGCCGCGCAGTGGCTACGCAATCTGATTGAAGCGGGGCATATTCCCCAAGGTGAAGTAGACACAAGGAGCGTCAAGGATGTTAGAGCCAGTGACCTTACCGGATTTGTTCAATGCCATTTCTTTGCCGGTCTTGGTGGTTGGAGCCACGCCCTGCGCCTTGCCGGATGGCCCGACGACCGACCTGTTTGGACGGGCAGTTGCCCCTGCCAACCCTTCAGCGCAGCCGGTGCAGGGGGGGGGCGTTACAGACGAGCGCCATCTCTGGCCTGTCTGGTTCAATCTTATCCGCGAGTGCCGCCCTGGAGTCGTCTTTGGTGAGCAAGTTGAAGCAGCGGTTAAGCACGGATGGCTCGATCTTGTTCAATCTGATTTGGAAAGTGAAGGCTATGCCTGCGGGGCGGCAGGTATACCGGCTGCGGGCGTAGGCGCGCCGCACATTAGACAACGACTGTGGTTCGTGGCCGACGCCAATAGTGGGCGACACGACGGGTGGGCCACGGCCACCGGACGACAAGCGGGGGCCAGCGCCAGGGTTGCAAGCAGCAGCGCATCTGACCAGTTGGCCGACAGCCAGCGCGAGGGATTGGAAGGATACGTCAGGGATGAGCGAAACCGGGACGAACCCAGACGGCTCAACGCGCAGCAGGCTGGATCAGTTGCCCCGAGTAGTGGGGTTGGTAGCTTGGGCAACACCACAAGCATCGGACGAAAAATGGCGGTATTCGACGGCAGCAGCAGCAACGCGTCGGCAGGAGTCGGGCAAACAGATGTGCGTGGAGGCCGAGGCGCTTCTAGTCCAAGCAACGGATTCTGGTCTGACTGCGATTGGCTCCCCTGCCGCGACGGAAAAGCCCGGCCAGTTGAACCCGGCACATTCCCGCTGGCTCATGGGGTATCCGCCAGAGTGGGACGCCTGCGCGCCTACGGCAATGCCATCGTCCCGCAAGTCGCGCAAGCCTTCATAGAGGCGTATCTTGAAACTTAGACCTTACCAAGAGACAGCCGCCGACTTCCTCTACGAGCGGGACAGGGCGATGATCCTCGCACCCGTCGGCGCGGGCAAGACCGCCATCACGCTCACCGCGATGCGCGACATGCTGGCAGCGGGCGTGGTGCAGCGGTTCCTGGTCATCGCCCCCAAGCGTGTGGCCGTCAGTGTCTGGCCGGCAGAGGCCAAGCTGTGGGCGCCGGGGCTGTCCTTGTCGGTTGTCATCGGCACACCGACGCAGCGGGTCAAGGCGCTACAGGCCAACGTGCAGGTGGTGGTCGCTACCTACGACAACCTGCAATGGCTGGCAGAGCAGCAGCTACGCTTTGACGGCGTGGTGTTCGACGAGCTAACGCGGCTCAAGAACCCCGCTGGACGGGCCAAACGCAAGGGGCTAAAGCCTGGCGAAAAAGCAAAACCAAAAAAAGGCGCGCGGGCGTTTGCGTTGGACAGCATTTTACCAATGATGAAAATCCGGTGGGGGCTGACCGGCAGCTTCACCAGCAACGGGCTGGAGGACGTATTTGGCCAGTGCAAGGTGATCGACCAGACGCTGCTAGGCCGCGCCAAGGGCGCGTTCCTGCAACAGTATTTCCATTGCATCAACCGGGATTTTGGTGATTGGACGCCCGCTGCCGGCGCGCTGGAGCAGGTGATGGCGCGCATTAAACCGGCCACCTTCGTCTTGGACGCTGGCGATTACAAGGACAAGCTGCCGCCGCTGCATACGGTGGCGATGCAGTGCAGCATGGAAATGACGGAATACAAGACCATGAAAAAGCACTTTGTAGTGCAGTTCCCCGACGCTCAAGCCGTTGCGGCCAACGCGGGTGTGGTGACCAGCAAATTGCAACAGATGGCGTCGGGCTTTGTCTACGCCGAGGGCAAGGCAACGAAGTGGCTGTCAGACCACAAATTCGAGGTGCTGGACGATCTGCTGGCCGAGAACCAGCACGCCAACACGATCGTCGCTTACCAGTATCAGGCCGAGCTGGCCGAGTTGCAGCGCCGCTATCCCGGCGCCGTGACGCTGGACGAGCCGAACGCCATCGACCGCTGGAACGCCGGTAAGGTCAAGCTGCTGCTGGCGCACCCCAAATCCGCTGGCCACGGTCTGAACCTGCAACACGGTGGCTGTCACATGGTGTTCCTGTCGCTACCGTGGTCGCTGGAACTCTACGAACAGACCATCGGACGGTTGCACCGCAGCGGCCAGCGGCATGACGTGTGGGTCTACGTCCTGCTGACCAAGGACACGGTAGATGAGAAGATTTACGCAGCACTGCACGAGAAGAAGTCCGTATCACAACTAGCCATGGAGGCTTTGCAATGAAAAGGATCGACGCATTGAAAAGTAAGTTGAAGGCAGCAGAAGCCGAATTGACTATTCGCTCCCGGCAGTATAACGCCGCCGAACGTGGGCTGGCGCGGGTGAGGCATAACATTAACGAACTGGAGAAGAAAATTGAAAAGACTAACCTGGCGTGAGCTAAACCATACCCTTGGCACCAAGACCGAAGCCGAGGTGCTGGATATGCTCAACGAAGAACGAGTTAACCTGCGCCGTGTCGTGGTGCTGGAGCGACTGCATCAGCGGTATAACAGCTTGCGGATAACGCGGGAACGTATTGAACTTCTTAAGGAGGCCACATCAAAATGGAAAAGATGACGTTAACGAAATTTAAAGTTGTGCTGGAGAAATTCATGCTTGCTCGCGCACGATACCTGGACAAGCACACGAGTCTCTCGGCAACGGAATGGAAAGCTGCCGATCTAGAACTGGCGCTAGCTTATAACCGATATATGGCGGAGGGACGGAAATGAACATCATCGCGTGGGTAAAAAGGTTGTATGCGTTGCCACCGGTCGAGGAAATGATGAAGTCAGAGTTGGAGGAAGCGCGAAGGGATTTGCTGATAGCAGAAACCGCAAGCGACTACGCGGAGTCGGCGGTGATCTACAACCGCCAGCGCATCGAGCGCCTGACTGCCTCGCTGAAGGAGATAGGATGAGCGTAACGGTAGTAGCGTTAGGCGACGAAGGAAACCGCGCATGGGGGCGGTTCCGGCTAATCACTAATAAAAAAAGAGGCGTGAAAATAGGTGATGCAGTCCGCACAAAAAGAGGGATGCGGTGTGTGATTGAGAGTTGGGACAACAATAAAGTGCATGTCCGTAGCGCAGAAGGACGACCGCACTCGTTTTACCCTGCGTCGCTGCGTTTAAAAATTATGGAGGTGTGAGATGAATGATACGCCGAGAGTGGATGAATTTTGCAAAACGAGTGGGGGGCAATACACATATGATTTATCAGGACTTGCTCGACATCTGGAACGCGAACTTTCCGCCGCAATAGCGCAGCGGGACACGGCAATTGAGGCGTTGAAAGAAATACGCGAGGAGTTGGCTGGCGCTGAACGGCGGGGGCGTACGCCATCAATTTATGCAAGCAAATGGGAGTACGGGAAATGAGTGATACGCCGGAAAAAGAACACATTGTAGCGTTGAAAAAAGCCCTGCAAAGGATGTACGAAAATGGATACGACGCAACATGCGATGCGATTGAAGATACGTTGTCTGAACGTGAGGATTTGCAAAAACGTGTTGCAGAACTTGAAGAACTTTACAAATGCCGCGACGGTGAATTGGCGGAGTTTGTATCGTTAAACCAAGCGCAATTTCTTGAGCTTGAATACCTGCGCCCTATCTTTGCCGCAGTTGAGAAAATTTTGTTTGTGGCTGAAGAATATGATTTTGATGATGGGCTAGGTCGTGGCGCATCGCAAGAATATTGGGATGCACTTGAAGACGCCTTTGAACCAAAGGAGCGCGGGAAATGATATGCCCTGATTGTAAAAACGAATTCGTGCAGCAGTTTGTATGCACGACCTGCGGCGCTGAAAAGTTGTATGACGCGACTGTAGAGACACTCCGGAATCAACTCGCCGCCGCACAGAAGGATGCAAAGAGGTATCGGTGGTTGCGGGAACAAACAACAGGAGGTAACTTTTGGGTAGCGCATGGACACTTACACGGCGGCTTGAGTCAGTGGAATGGTGAACCGCTTGACGCTGCCGTTGACGCGGCGATGAAGGAGTGCGGGAAATGAATGATACGCCGGAGGAGAATAAAGCGGCACAACACATCGAAGAAATGCATGAGTTTATAGCGGAGAACCAGCGTTTGATTGAGTCTTGTGAAGCACAATGCCCTTATTGCATTGATGCGCTACCGCCTGTCGAGGAGATGATGACCTCAGAACTGAAGGAGGCTCGTCGTGATCTGCTGATAGCAGAAACCGCGTCTGACTATGCAGAATGGGTAGTGATCTACAACCGCCAGCGGGTCGAGAGGTTGACCGCATCGCTGAAAGAAAGTTAAGTGGCAGCCTCACTTCGCTTAAGAGGCGTACGCCATCAATAATGGGTACGGGGAACATTGGGAACTGCACATCTCAAAGAGATGGATAAATATATAGCGGAGGACAAATAATGGCTGACTTCATAACCTTACAACTGGCGAACGAGGAAGTTGATTGGTTGAGAGCGGAGAACAAGAATTTGCGGGATGATTACGCAGAGCTTTGCGAACGTGAGCATTGTTTTAAAGATGAGAACGCGCATCTTCGGGCAATGAACCAGCGTTTGATTGAGGCGCTATCAGAAATGGCACCCCTAACTCCGCGTATCATTACTGGAGAAAAACTATGAGCATTAGTATTTGGACTAACCAAAACCCGTTGGATGCGGTGGTGTTGAGCCACGACCACATGGCGATGCTGGTGATGAAGCATGAGCAGCAGATAAAAGATATAGCCACGCAACTTCTGGAGCTTAAGCAGTCGATAACGCCGACGATGGAGTTTAAACGGCGTGAGTGGGTAGGGCTTACGGATGCTGAGGCTACCGAGTTATGGGAAAAAATAGACGACCGCGACAGTTGGGAACTGATTAAGCAGGTTGAGAAAAAACTCAAGGAGAAAAATTCATGACACTGCTAGGAGAAACGCCGTACACGCCGTGTTACATCAGAAATGAATTTCTGTTTAATGAGCAGAAGGGATACGGGCAATATACGCCAGCGATTGTTTTTGCGTTTCGTGCTGAACCTGCGCGAGTGCCGATGTTTCAGGTTATGCTTGATTCCGGCGCACAGTGGGCACGAGTGCCAATCCACATGATTTGCAGTAAACCTTGCGAGCCGTTGCCGATAGAACAGGCTTGCTGGTGGGATAGCTACGGGTATGAGTTCTCGGTGGTTGCACTGCCATTTTTAAAAAACCATTCCGTTACTGCCTTAGGCAGGGACAAGGTTATCCGTAAAGGAAATTATTTGTTTACCGTTGACTGGATGAAAACCGGCTGGAGTGAGGTAGCTCATCAACACAAAAATCATCACATCATCGCGCTGGAGTCAGGGCCGTGGATTGCTTACCCTAATAACCGATTGGTCTGGCACGACGAATCATGGATTACGCCAAACCCGAACAAAGAATGGCAAACACCAACAAAAAACTATTTTGTTGAAGGAAGTTAAACCATCATCTTGCCCGCAGCATCCTGAACCCGCGCCACCCGGTTAAACCAGCCCCTGCCAAAAGTATCGAACGTCGGCAGAGACTGGTAAAACGCTTCTTTTTCGTAGCTGAAAATTTCTATCAGATCCGCAGGGTCGGCAGCGGTCGCAGCAGCTATCGTGGCCCTGCCGATACTGCCATCAGCAGTTACACCTAGCGCAGCTTGTAGGAGCTTCGCAGCGCGTCCTGGGCCCATGTTTACAGCAGCATCGAATACCGCATAGTCAACGCCTCGCGGCAGGTCGTCGCACTGGCAAGCGTCCCAGTATTTGGATTTGTACATCGGCGCTACTAGCTCCGGTGTTAGTGCCCGCATCTCGGCCTCATCCACGCCGCGATTAACCCAGTCTCGCCATGCTTTCTGAGTCACACCCAGGTTGGTCATGCCGCCGGGATCTGACGGATGGTTGACGAAACCACCTTCTGCTTCCAAAACCAGCGCCAGTGATGACGGAAAATTACTTAGCATATTCCGGTCGCACCACACCACCAATGCCCAACGCAGCAGCAATGCCTTGCGCCAGCAGTTGATACTGTGGCGGCACTAGCGGCATTAATACTACCGCAAGCACACCCAAGCCGGCCATCGTGCTTGCTTCGCCAAACCTTGCTTTTAACCAGCCCATAATAAGCTCCTTATTTACCCGGCACATTGCCGCCGACAGGGTTTGCTGCCCCAACGGGCGCAGCGGTGAACGACATAGTGCCTGGGGGCACATGCCCGTTATTCCATGGCGATTCGTTGATAGGGCCGTAGCAGTTGGCGAGTTGCACTCCGTTAACCTTTTTAACCTGCTTGGCGCACAAGAACGACCATTGGTTACTCATGCCGCCACCGGCCTCGGTCGTGGTGGTAAACGTCCTGGGAGTCATGGTGACCACCGTCCAGCTAGGCGCTTGCGGATAAGCGGTTACGGTCGAGAAAAGCGACCAGACTTTACCCGGCGGTGCTTTGCAACTGCCTTTCATCAGATCCGCGTTGGCAACGGCTTTGCCGGTCAGCACCGGACACACCGCCATGCCTTCCTGAAACTCTTTACCGTCCACGCGTATTGTCTTGCCGGTAGGATTGCTGGCCGAGGCAGCACACAAGGCAAACTCGCCATCGCACATCATCAGTTTAACGCCACCCGCAAGCGCGTTGGTGGATAGCAGGGCCAGCAGCAATAGCGTTTTCATGGTCAACCTTTCAATGCGATGTGAAGAAGTAAGGCGATGATAAACCCGGCAACGCTAATGCCTATCTGTTCAATGCGTTTAAGCCTTGCTGTGATGCTGTCGTAGCGCAGCTCGCACACCGCTTCGTGCGAGGTAAGACGAACGTCTAATTCTGGAGCGGTTGCCATTATTGAGGCGCCAATCTGTTTTGGTTTTTGTTGTCCCCGCGCAATGCGTTTATTGCGGCCCCCATACCTGGACGGGATGCGGCGATTACTTGCTCTGACGTTGCGCGTAAAGCACCACCCGGCGGGGGTTGAATTCTACCTATAGCTTTTTCAATCATCTGCGCTGTCAAAGCAGGGTTGGATAACTCTCGCCCTATCTCGGCGGCTATTTTGTCATCCATTTTGCCAGCAAGTTTTTTAACTACGGTGTTAAATATTGTTATAGGCACAGACAACAGCGACGGCGCAGGGATACCAACACTTTTTAATTCTTTTGTTGCTAAATTTGCGCCGCCTTTGGGGGCGCCTCCGGCTGTTGCTAACGTGTTGTAGTATTGTTCACGCGCAACATCGCGCGCAACCGCAGACACGTCGTTTAACTGTTGCGGGGATAAACCCTTCGTCAGATCTTGCACCCGTCGCAGCACCGCATCAGCGTTGGCGCCAGCGGGTAGCGGCGGGTCTAGTTTGATATTATTTGCCGCAGCCATGTCATTTATTTTGACTAACCGCGTGGCGTCTTTGTTTATGACGTCAAGCCGCGTTTTAAGGTTCATCCCCGCTGCATCCATAATGTCTAACGGGCGGGCATAGTCGCGCATAAATGCAGCGTGTTTGGCGGGCGATACTTCCCCCGTTACCGCATCAACAACCTTTTGCCGGTATAAATCTTCTATGCCCGTTCGTTGCAATTGCAAGGCTTTAGGATTTTTTCCAAACAGAGTTATAAATTGCGACGCTTCGCGCTCGCCTTTAGGTTGAAAAAATTTGCTCACTACATCGTCAGGGTTTAGCTTTGGCTCGTTTAACGCGGTCTGTTTGAATAGGTTGGCGTTAATGCCCGTCTTAAAACGAGGAACATATTCGGTGCGGTATTTAGTCAACGCATCCGCGTAAAGTTGTTTTGCTTGCGCGGGCAGTGTAGTGCTGCTGGTCACCGCTGCGTCGATTGCGTCATGTAATTTATACAGGTTACGCAACGTCATATCGGACGTCGGCGCGGTTGAATTTTTTGCTGCCGCAATATCGGCGTTTATAGCTTTTCGTACGTCATCCAGTTGCCTTAACGTTGCTTGCGCGGGTAATACTTCCGGTGTTGTCAGTGGCTTACCCTGCGCGCTTAAGATTACCGGGCCTGTGGGTTGCTCTTTAGGCGCAAAACCTAAAAGTTGACGAACGGTATTAGGCGCCGTTTCAGGTGCAAAATCTGACAGCTTGCGCTCCAGTATTTTTTCCGCATCAGCAACTACGTTGCTTACGTCAATTTTAGCGTTACCCGCAGCGGTAAAAGCCTTGTCATACGCTGGTTGTATCACTTGTTTTTTTACAACTTTTTGTTCCGCTTTTGCGGTATCAATAATTGCTTCCCCAATCTGTCGAGGACTTACGTCGGTCAACCCCGCTTCGACTTTAGCTTGAACTTTGTTAGCAACGGTCGTAAAGCGATCTACGTCACGCGCTTGTTGTGCTATCCGCGCCGCGTTTGTTTGCGCTTCCATAGCCGCAAATTCAGTTGCGTTGGTAGGTTTGTATCTTTCCGCAAACGCGGAAAACTTAGCTGAGCCTATTGGCGCCGCAATTTCCCCCGGCGTAGGCGCGCTTCCAGGCACAATAACAGCTGTTGGCGAACGCAACGCATTAACTATATCTCTACCTTTACCTTCTACCGCGTCGAATACCGCCGCCGACTTAGGGTCACGCAAACGATTAACCATTGCTCTACCGCCAGCTACTACGCCGGGGACAGCCGCAATTACTGGGGCTATTATTCGCCCACCGGTTTCCATCGTAGCGCCTTCAATCAAGTTACTTGCCGCGCGGGTAACCGCCGGCTTAAGCCCCGGCGCTTGCGGCGGCACATTACCCAAAGCAATGTCAGCTAAACGATTAATTTCTTTGGCTCCACTGTAGCCCAAACTTGCACCAGTGATGCCACCCGCAGCGGTACCTACTGGGCCAGCGCCAAAAGTCCCCGCCGTAGCGCCTGTTAACCCACCACCAATCATCCCACCCATTTCGAGCAGTGGCCCGAGCGTTTCCCGCGCTGCGCCAGCAACACCGTATAGCCGTGGGTATTGCCTTGCCCATGCCGGCACTTCGGCGCGCGGCTCGGGTATCTCGCTAGGCGTTTCTCGCGTTGCAGTAACTACGGTTTCGGCTAATTTAGTTACATCGTAACCGTTGTTTTTTAGCTTGGCAGTTAAGTCGGCTTTGCTTATGCCGTCAGGCACGTTTTGTATAACCGTTCCGTCGGGAAGGCGAACATCCATTATCGTAGGCTCCCAAAGTCAACGACACCGGTCTTAGCCGCCGGCGCGCCTTCGGTAGCCATATCGGCAGTTACAAATTGGTTTTTGCGCTCTTTCATTATGCGAAGAACAACTTTACCCGCTTCTTTTCTGATTTCTGTTGGCAGCGTAGGATCGGCCAATTGACCCGCCGCTTCTTTGTACGATGCGGTGTCTTTGTTTGACTGCGGCCCTTCAAACCGGGGAACCATTTTTAATGCTAAGTCTGCGACGGGTGCAATTTTTCCTATGGCAATTGCCCCCGGTGTTGCCTTGCCAAAAAATCCCGCGCTAATATCCGTTAGGCGACCCGCGCCGCTACCCGTAGACTGGTCAATCAAACCGCCGTCCTTCGTAATGTCAGCTAACTGCGTAATCGCAAACCCAAGGTCTTTGCCCATTTGCGTGCGTTGCAATGCCGTCTTTTCCGCAAACGCTGAAGGTTTACCTTTAACTGGCGCGCCGCCCAAAGTACTAGGCGTAATCGCGCCAGTATCCATGTTTACAATACCAAGTGAGCCATCGGCAAGAGTTACTTGCTGCGTGCGAGGCAACGCTTCGGCGCGCGGTGTGCGCCCCGCCGCTGCCAATTTCCCTTTTACGCTAATAAGCTCCGTATTAGGCACCAGCTTACCGTCTGGGCCGGGAATTAACAGATCCGCTGCTGGGTTAGGCTGGCGCGGTTGTTGCGGCGCCGTGCCAATAATGTTGCCTTCGCCGCCCATAAGGGTATTACCAACGGAATAACGCCTAGTTAAATCATCAACTTGTTTTCGCAACTGCTCGGCTTGCTTATAACCCTGCGCTGTACCCAAAGCCACATTTGCGTCAATTCGACTATTTAGGTTGGCTATCAAGTTATTACCGTCTGCGGGCGCAGCGGCAGCGCTAGGCAGCATGTTAGTGCGGTCTTGCACGGGCGCAAACGGTAACGCCGCTTTGCGATCAGCAACGTCTGCACTAAACGACCCCGGCGCAGGCGCAACTGCGGGCGCCATAGGCGCGGCAACGTTGGTTGGATTTGCCGCTGTAAACCGCGCCAACGTTTGCTCGTTTTGCAATCTTAGCAATTGTGCTCTTGCGCCCGCTTCTTGTATATGTGCAACTCCAGAACCCATCATCGCTTTTTCAGCTTCTTCCGCCGTTTTGGGGCCACCGTTTGCTGCAATATCTGCGTAGTACTTGTTTAACCTTGATTCGGTGTCTAGGGCTTTCCGGTACGTTAGCTCAGCCATCTGGCCCTGCCGCATGGACTGCTGCATCTGCAAGTCGCGCGCGCGCGACTCCTGCGCTTGATCCATGCCCTGCACAAACGCATTGCCAATGCTCTGCGAGCCGGGTGGGTTCAATAATCCGAAGTTAAGTTCAGCCATGATTTACCCCAAAGTTACGGCGAATAGCCGGGACCATAATAATTAAAATTATCGGTTTGATTGTAACCAAAACTAGGATCGTAGAATCCACCACCACCGCCACCCGCAGCCGGTTGTTGTTGCCGCCCATACATGCGACCTAACGCATTAGCCGCGCCACCAAACGCCGAATTACGTTGCCCCGCTGCCGCCATTGCTGCGTTGCCGGTGTTAGCTGCACTGGTCATGTAAGCGTTTCCGATGTTACCCGCCATGTTTGCGCCTTGTGCCGTAACGCTACCGACAGCATTTTGCCCAGTTCCAGCTACACCAGCGAAACGGTTGTAGAGTTGGTTACGTTCGCTTGTGTCGGCATTAAAGCCGGTCGTGTAACGATTAAACGCGTTCTGGAATTCTTGGCTACCCAAGTCTTGACCGTAGCGTTGGATGCCCTTAAGCGTTGCTCCGGACAGCAACCCACCTCTGGAGGCAGCGCTTCTGTCCAATGCCTTTACGCCTTCTGACAAACGAAAAGCAGTTCCAGGATCAGTGTTTTGATCGTATTTAAAATCAAACGGCGTGGTAGATGCAAACCGTCCGCCGGGCCTTAAATCTGCGGCAAGCTGGTTTACCGCTCCAGTGCCAGCAGCAACATACGGCGCATAGTCGGCTCGGCTTGTGTCGTACTGTCTACGCTGTTCTGCAACGGAAGCGGCAGATGCTTCCCTAGACGCTTGTGCTGCGGTATCGGCAGCGTTTTCCGAAGATCTTGAGCCAAATAACGCGCTTCCTATAGTTGCAGCTATGTCCATCCAACCCATACTATTTCTCCTTACGCAACATTGGCGCAATAGTTACTATCTGGTGTTTTAGCTCAGGATCTATAAAGCTCACGAAACCTCTCGCCCTGAAGCGCGAATGTTGATGGCCGTGGCCGTTCCCGCAATCGTGGATATAAACCCGCTGGCCATTAGAACCTGGCCGACGATCTCTGGAAACGTGTATACCTCGCTTGCCGCCAGCGTCTTGGTCTTGGTAATCAAGTTCTGATTGCCCGCCGTGTCTCCCGATGTGACCAGATTCACACTAAGTGTTGCCGCTATTGCGCTGTAGTTGGTCGCGGTGAACTTGTCGATAATTGTCGTAACGTTGGTCGCTGTGTATTGCGTGGTCTGGCTAGACTCAGCGGTCTTGGCAGGGATAAGGACTTTTACGGTTACAGTCATGGTAACTCCGGTTATTGAGTAAATTCAATCAAATCGCCAACATTTAACCCAGTAAGGAATGTCACCGTTGACACGCTAGTCTCGGTGTAATTTACAACAACAATCTGTTTGCTGCCGTTGACATACACCTTAAGCGCATTGACTCCCACAGTATAACTAAATGGCGTTGTTACAATCGTTTGGCCTTGTGTCGCGGTAGCGTAGCCTTGTTGCCCAGAGGATGAGTTGATACCGGAAATGTTGTCTGACGTAGATATTAAAACGCTAACTTGGTCTTTCAGAATAAACTTATAGTTAACGCCATCCGTTAACCAAATTTCACCGCTATCAGGCACACGACCGGCGGCGTTAAGAACAATGGGGTTGGGTTGGGCAGTAAGTCCATCGGATTGCGTATAGGTAACAGCAGGTGTTGTTGTGCCAGCAACGTAGGTGTATAGAAAGCCACCAGTCAATACCTGTCCATCGTCGTCGAAGAATTGCGCGGCAGCACCGCCTACGGGAGAAAGATTAACGGCCATAATAGCTCCGAGTTATAGGTCAATTAACCGGCGGGGCGGGTTCTTGTAAACGCGCAGAATAGAACTTGATCACTACCAGAACCAACATAGATTGCGTAAGTAGTGCCGTTCCAAAAAACTCCTATGCTACCTGCTCCTGGCGTACTTGAAACAACAAACTGAGTAGAAGTCTGGCTAACCAGCACAACCGTTGTGCCGCTTATCAAATACAGACCTGTTTGGCCGGTAGTTCCCGAAGTGATAATAAGTTGTCCAGAGCCTAACAATAGAGGATAGTTTGCGGAAGCGGCAACCGTAAAACTGTGTTGCGATACATCGACCGCAGCAGATCTATTTGGCTCGTCAATTGGGCCGCCGCAGATAAAGGTTCCAGTGCTACCTAAACGTGTGCCAGTACCGCCAGCGCCCCATAAAACATTTGAATACAGCACTACAGAGTTGGAATCTATGTCGAATCCAGTGGCGGTTGTTGTAAATTCAGCCCAGTTTCGTACATAAATATTAGAAAGTCTAAATCCAGTAGATGTCGAATTACACAATATTGCTTCTGCGCCGCTATTAGTAAATTCAACATTTGATAAATCTAAAGTACAAGACGCTGCTGAAGAATCAATTAAAATGCCGTTACTAGCAACGGTATTATTAGCAGCAAAATAACCGTTTTGCATTAACAACCTAGTATTTACACCAGTAATATAAACGCCAGCTTTTTTAACATTATCAAAACCAAAGTTAGAAAAACAACCCAAACTTAACGATCCTGCTGGAGTTACCGCTGCGCTGTATTCGCATTGAATTCCTACGTTTGCGCCAAATATAAATATATTACTAAACTGCGGATTATCAACGCGGCCGAGCTTTATGAAAATAAGATTAGCTTGTATGTAATCGGTAACGCTTGCGGTTGTGTTCCACCAAGAGGCATTAGCCATAACATTGCTGATCTGGCATACGTCGTAACAACCATCTAAATCAATCATGGTGTTAAAACAAATACCCGTCAACCCGTCAATGTGAATCCAAGCCCCATCTGCTTTTATGCCGTGGCTAACGCCATAGACTGAGCAATTTTTAATCTTCAGTCCATCGCCGCCAATATCCGCATAAGGTGCCCGGTAAGCGTAAATAGACCACGGCGTTGTTGTCGGAGTCCATGCGCCCGTTGGCGTTGGTTGATTGCCGTAAAATTGCAATCCTTCAATTTGAACCCCGTTGTAAGTTACATAGAAACAACTTGTCGCAACCGAGGTTAAAAAGTTAATGTAAATTCTTGATCCGAAATGGTCTTGTGCGGCGTTTGTTGCGAGAAAAGTTGTTCCGTATAATTTAACAGCGCCGGTTATAGTAATTTGCTGCGTTACGTTGTAGTTACCTGCGGGGAAATGAACAGCCTTTCCGTTCGTAATACCAAAATTAACAGCGTTTTGAATAGCCGTTGTGTCATCCGTTGTTCCGTTTCCTGCCGCACCAAAATCTTTGACTGATATGTAGTCTTGCGCTTTTTCGTTAACCGTTCTATTGGTAGCGCCTGTTGGCGTGGAGCCACCATTTTTAAAGTCAATTTTCGGTATTAAAGTAGCCATTTTATGTTTCCTAAGCTGTAGTTCTTGTTCTTATAATAACAAAGCCAAATGTTGCACTTGCCACATACGTACTAGTAAAAGTGTAGCCACCAATACCAGCATTATAAGTAAGAGTACCGCCTCCACCAGCGCCATTTGATCCTATTGAAGTTGTTGCACCGCCACCTGCTAAAAAAACTTGATTTCCGCCCGTAGCAGTATTATTTACCATAACCATACCAGAAAAGTTTGAAATGTTTACGGTTCCGCCTGTAGCTAAAGTAATAGATGCAGGTGTTGTGTCTAAATGATAAGTAGATGAGTAAGTGCCCGAATTTGTCAGAGTGCCGTTAGCTGCCACCGTAGTAAACGCGCCTGTTGTGGCTGTAGTAGCGCCCACTGTGCCGTTGATGTTGATACTGGCAGTGCCGGTGAGGTTGGTTACTGTGCCGCTGGTTGGCGTTCCAAGCGCCCCACCGTTGACCACAAACGCGCCAGCCGTTCCGGTATTGACTCCTAGCGCAGTGACAACGCCCGTTCCAGTTGTGGTAGTGGCTGGAGCTGCTCCAGCACCGCCGCCCAGGACTAACGCGCTGGCAGTAAGCGCGGCAGAGGTTGCCCAGGTAGACGAGCTAGAAAAGTAAGGTACACCACCGCTGGTTCCTGCTACGGTCAACGCCAGCGTTCCCGAACTTGTAATCGGTGATCCAGCAACCGAAATCAAGCCTCCGGTAAACGATTGAGCTACGCTGGTAACGGTTCCAACCGTTGTGTCGGTTGCCCAGCTTGGCAGACCTGCTGCAACCACGAGCCGCTGCCCATTGGTTCCTATTGCAAGTTTGGCCACCGTGTTAGCGGCGCTGGCGTAGATTATGTCGCCTGCGGTATACGAGGTCAGGCCAGTGCCGCCGTAGGCGTAAGTAATTGTGCCTAAATCTCCAGAGCCAAGCAGCGTTGTACCGTTGACCGTCTTGATGTTGGTGCCGCTGACCAGCGCGGCCTGCTTGCTGTTAAAGGTCGTCCAATCGGTGCTGGTCAGGTAGCCGTTTACCGACGTTGTAGCGGCTGGCATCGAGATCGCTGGCGTTGTGCCGCCCGAACTGACAACTGGAGCAGTGCCGGTTACGCTTGTTACTGTGCCGCCCGAACCAGTTGCTGACAGAGTGCCGCCGGCAAAGGCAACGCCAGTTCCGATAGTGACGTTGCTGAACCCGCCCGCACCGTTGCCATACAAGATCGAGGTGCCACTGGTCGCGGGTGCGTAATCTGTGCCGCTGGCGGCTGCGCTAATAGCAGTGCCGTTGCCTTTAAGCAGTCCGGTGATGGTCGTAGACATCGTGATCGCCGGGGTTGTTGTTGCGGTTGCCACCGTTCCTGCCAACCCGTTAGCTGACACCACAGACACGCTGGTTACAGTTCCACCGCCATCTGTGGCCCACGTAGGCGCACCAGCACCACCACTGGTCAGCACCTGGCCTAGTGTCCCTGCTGCACTGACCGCAAGCGCGGGGCCGGTTCCATAAGCCACGCCGCCTGCAGTTGGACTGCTGTCGAGGTTGTAGTTGGCAATGGTTCCGGTCTGCACGACAGGCTGAAGGTAAGCCCCTTGGATGGCAGCTTCGGCGTTCTCGAACCGCGACATCATCGACATCAGTTGCGCGGTGTCTAGGGTCTTTAGGAAGTCTCCAGATTGATCCTCGTATTGAGGAGCAATGTCCTTGTTGATCTGGATCAGCAGCTCGGTAAAGTCGGGTTGATTAGGTGGCCCAATCTGCAATTCATCAAGTGTTGTCGGATTGCTGCCGCTGCCGGTCAGGATAAACAGGTTAAGAAAGAACCGATACCATTCCCGCGACATAAGTCCGGTGCGATCGTCAATGAACGGCACACGAGGCGCGGGAATGTTAGTAATGTTCAGGCTGGTAGCCATTAACTACTCGTCGGTGTAATAAACAATTCAGCGCCCATAATTGCAATTTTTACTGGATCTGTTCCCGATACTTCATAAACTCGATCGCGGATCTTCGTGGTCATACCAAGTCTGCGCCATATGGTTCTGGAACCGTAAGCGCCAATCTTGCCCATCGAGTTCCAATGCTCGTTAGACCATGTATGTCCTGCGTCGTCCGACCAGCGCAGCATAACCTGAGGGTTGTAACCCGGAGCTTCAGGATAAGCGTTAGTTTCTAACGCATAGCCGTTATAGTCATTGATAGGCTGAACCTGGGTTACCAGCGGCTCGTTTGCATCATTTGTTTCCGTAACTAACTGGTTACCGCTTTGCGTAATCAAATAGCCTTGCACAAACTCAGCTACGATTATGCTACCGGACTCTGTGGCCAAATCCTCAGAGTCATAAGCCGGGTATAAATTAAGTCCTACGCCTGTTTCAGCATCAAGCTGTAGGCTGTGATGTGCGGTGCGCTTGAGGCTATTCTGGCCTGTCGGTAACGCCCTCCACGACCGTAACCATTTTTGCGTTTTACCATCATCGGCGTACACATCGAGATCAAAAGCGTAAACACGCCCATCCTCGTAGTCTCCAACCACAATTTCATCATTGAACGACATTTGGCAATTGCTGCGGTGTCGGACAAATTTACCATTATTAAACCCTGCGCGTTCGTGCCAAAGTTGGGTAGATACGTCGTAAACCCATGTTGCGCCAGCTAATGGAAAGATCAGCACGTAGAACGGATGTCCGTCCTGCTGGTAGGTGTAACCAATTGCGTCTGTGATGTTGCCGTAGCTTTGAAAAGCATACTCAACGGCGTTGGTTGAGATCCGCGCTGGCGTGTAGCCGTTAGCCCGGTAAACAATTCCCCTACCGCGAGCATCTGAACCAAGCCAGAACACGCTGTTATCCAGTTTGGCAACCGAGTAAGCTGCCTCGCACCCCACTTCCATGAACGCGCCTTGAATACGCGCCAGTGGAAAGTCAGGCGTTCCCGCGTCATACCAGACTTCCACGCTGGTGTTGCCAAACAGGAATATCTCGCGGTGGTCTACGATTAAAGCAACTACGTTATCCGGGTAACCTTCCGCGCTGGCAAAATCCAACGGATCTATTGAGTTGCCATCCAATAAACTGGTAACCCAAAACTTTTGCGTGTCTGGCTCGTTGAATACAAAGTAACCATCCAGGTATCCAACCGAACCTGCGCCGGGAAAGTCAGCATCTGCAATTTGCCCAAACGCTGCCGTGAATACGTTGTAAATGAAACCGTCAGGATTACACGCAATAAATATCTGTGTGCCATTGTCAGCCATGCTGACCGGGCCGCTCCCTGACACAGTACCGATTAGAGTAGAAGTCCAGCTTGTAGTCAGGCTGTAAAACTCATTCCCCGATACCACATAGGCCACGCCATTCGTAACCCACAAACCACGAATAGGCCCAGTGCCAACGGTTGCAAGCAAACGTAAGCCAGGACAGCGCAGCAAAAATCCCCCTTCTTTCCCGCCGCTGCCTTCAGGCACAACTTCGGGAAACAGGTTGACCATGCGGTTATCAGCCGCATTAGTTGACCGAGCGACATAACTGCCGCCAAGGATCGGCGTTTTCAATTACGCGATGACCGCTTTGATAACCGCAAAAGCAATCACAATCGCTTCACTCAATGAACCGGCGGTAATGTTACGCACGTTAATGCTGGCCGAACCAGCCGCAGATTGAGCGTTGAGCAGGTAAGAACCCGCAGTTCCTCCGCTGATGTGGTTCATTATCAGAATGTCGTTAGCCTCAATTACCGTATTGGTTAACGTAAAACTGACCGTTGTATCAAGGTTAAGCGCGGCGTTGTTTAGCGTGATCTGGCCGGTTGATTTGCTCAACGTCACGCCCGTGGCTTTACTGGTTGCCTGAGTAACAGTGCCGCCCGATCCGGTTGCGTAACCTTGCTTGCCGGTGCTGCTGATTACCTGATTGCCAGTAGTGCTAAGACTTGTTCCAGTTGCCGCGCCGATTACAGGCGTGGTCAACACCATTGAGGTGCTGGTGCAATTTGAAAGATTGCCGCTAGTTGGCGTTCCTAATACCGGCGTAGTAAGCACCATCGAGGTGCTGGTGCAGTTGGAAATATTGCCACTTGTCGGAGTGCCCAATACCGGAGTAACCATTACCATGCTTGTGCTGGTACATGCACTGATGTTGCCGCTGGCAACTGTTCCAAGAACCGGCGCTACCATCACCAGCCCTGTGCTAGTACAGGCGCTAATAACGCCACTGGCAACCGTTCCCAGTGCTGGCGTAACGAACGTTGGGCTGGTAAACAGATTGGTGACGGACAGTTGTTTTGTAGTGCTGGTCGTTGCTTGAACGATTGGCAACACATCAGCGCCAGCTTGCGAAGCGGCAACGGGTAGAGCAGAAATTGCAATATTAGGCATGTTAGTAATTCCCACTAAAAATATTAAATCGTTGGCGAGTTGCCACGATGCTATACGGCAAGCTCATAACGTCGTCGGGGTTGTTGATGCGCTTAATGTTTCGCTTGCTGCTCATTGCAATCCGCTGCACTTGCGGTGACGGTTCAACGCCAAACTCGGCAGCAATTTCAGATGCTAGGTTGAACCTAAACGCACGAAGGTAACCCGGTGGGATTACTAAAACAGTTCCTAACGTAGCTGGTTCAACTAGTTCAGTAACGCTAACAAAGTGCCATTGCAACGCTTTAGTGGGCACTGGGTAGATATACATAGACACATTCGGCATGTCCATGTTAATCCACAGCACTTGCGGGTATGTAGATGTAACGGTCTTAACCGCAATACCGTTATATTGCTGCTGATTGATAATTTTAATGCCAAAGCTAATGTTATTTGACGGGTCACGAAAATACGTTGAATCGTCTAGCAGCACTGGACGGTTGCCTACAAAATCGCCGGTTGGCCCTAGAGTTCTAGATGCAATAGATGCTGGCCACGTAAATACTTGGTCTTGCGTTGAAAACACAGACAGACGTTCAGACGACCAGCTATCCAACATCTGGTTCATCGCAAGCAAAGCGTCTTGCGAAGTTGCCGCAGATGGCGTTTCACCTTCAGCCAATTGACCAATCAGCCGTAAAGCTCCATTGATCTGATCGCCAGCCGTAGTCGTCATGCAGCAAGCTCCTTACGTGGTCTGCCGCGAGGTTTTGCCAATTCGTTAACGGGTTCGTCAGGATCGCCTAATTCATACCGTTCCCAACCGTTCTTTTCATCGTACACCGCTTCAGCTTCTGCAATAGCGACCTTGTTACCGTGTAGCGGATGCCGCATGTAAATTACCATGATATTCCTTAAAGACCGCCCCCTATTTCTAAGGGGCGGGTGTTGCTTAAGCTATCCGATAGACCGAATAAGCCGCCGTGCCGGTTTTGCGGAACAGGAACTGCGCCGCACCACCAACGCCAGCCGCACTGCCGGTGATAGCAACCAAAAGGTTACCAACCGAAGTAATGCCCGTGCCAACAACAAACGTAAGAATGCCAGACGAAGTGCCAAGGTTAACCACGTTTAACAGAAAACAACTGTTGGTTTTAAGGTTGGTCATTGTTGCGTCGATCAAAGTCGCCGTAGGCAGCGTGTAAGACGCTGCGGTAGCGGTCGGATCGCACACCAAAAGCCCACCCGTAACTTGAGCAACAGACAGCGTTGCGGTTGCGGTTGCCGTTTGCGGCGCTGCTTGAGTTTCCATTACCTGTTCGCTTTGGTTGCCATCGGTATACTGATAGCCGCCACCAACTGAAGGAAGTGCCATGATTATTTCTCCTAAAAATTAAGATGCCCCCGCGCTAGGCGGGAGCGGTTTTGTTAGCCCCAGATCCGGCAAGCCATCGGTGCGCGTATGGTGTTGAAGCCATACAGCACATCGACACGGCAGGGCATACGGTCGTTGTTAATATCGTACTGACGCACGATACGCATCGAGATACCGTTATGCACCTGACGCGATGCCATATCAACGCCTTGCGGGAGCAAGAGGTCAGCCGTGGCCAGCGTAATCGCGTTCTTGTGATACACCAAGTTTTGCGGATACACCGTTGACGCAGTCCCAACAAACGTAATGACAGCCGACGCTGCCGGGAAAGCATCCACAGTCGCCAGGGCATTTGTCGCGGTGTAAAGCGCGGGCGAAATGTTGATGGTGGCCGAGGTGCTGGTCAAGGTTTGGTCAGCAGTCACAACGAACTGTTGCAGGCTACCAGTGCTAAGACGGGTCTGCGGGTTAACCGCGTACACGGCAGCAATGGTAAACACATCGCCCTGCTTGATGGTTTTGGTTGCGCTGCTGTACGTAATGTCCAGCGTTGCTACACCTTGCGTCGTGGGCGGTGTGCTGCTTGACACGACAGGCGAACCAGGCAGACTGCCGACGGTGTGGTTAACAATCGACTGCGACATATTCATTTCGTCGTAGCCAAGAACACCCTCACCCATCATGCCGGTCTTGAACTGGCGAGAAATCGTGCCTGCTGGGTTGAAGAAACCACTCAAGCCGTTTACCAGGCCAGCGTTAGCGGCAGGGTTTACGGTTGCGTAGCGCGGCGACATAGGCGTAGCCGATTCGTTCAGCTTCTGTTGCGCTTGCAGCAAGACCAGCGCGGTCGCTGGCGTGGTGCCGGGAGTGCCTACGGTGTTGTAAATAGATTTGTAGGCGTTGGCAACGTCAGCATCAACACTTGATGCCAATTGGCTTATACGCGGCTTAAGAACACGTTCCGCGAAGTCATCCAACTGCATCGTCAGTTCGGCGCTGGTGAAGTTGATGCCGATGTGCTTCTGACTGGAAACGGTCAGCGTGGTGTATTGCTCGTTGTCGTCCTGAACTTGCAGTGCTGCACCATCTGTTACCAAGGCACGATCAGGCAGACGAATCCGCAGGGTAGATCCGATCTTCGCGCCTTCAACGGCGAAACTGTCGTCGTACTCTTTGTTGATGTTACGGGAAATAACCATGTTGTTCTCCAGAATTTCTAGAGACTTCCTAGTTATCATATCAATCGTAAGTAGGCTGTTAGCCATGAAAACTCCTAAAAGTAGTTAGCGGTGCCTCGCTTCCTGCTTTTTCACTTGTCTTGCTCTTTCGGCTTCAATCCACTGGCTTGTGGTCATACTTTTAATCGACCGTGAGTCTGTGGTATCAAAACTGCCGGATTGACTTCCGCGAGCTGTAACAGGTGAAATCGGCGCAGGTGCGCTTGACGTTCGTTTTGTAAATGGTTCAGAAGCAACTTTCGCTTCCAGTTTTCCAATCTCTTTAGCTTGCAAAAATGGTTCAAGTCGAGCTATGCGGTCAGCTTCCTTTGGATTCGTGCCAAGATAATATGCAATATCGGGGCCGTTATCCGAGGACTGAATTGTTTGGGCCATCACATTGGTAATCGGTAGCTTGGGGTTATACGCGACTTGTTCAAAGTCCTCGTATTTGCTCCGCGCATCTTCTTCCTTTTCGTGATAGTTACCTAACAAGTCTTGTTGCTGTTTCGCAAACTGTTGCTGCTGGACAAGTTGTTGCGCTTTGGAAGTCGTCAATGCTTCAACGTATTCTTCGGTCGTCGTAAACTGTTCCGGCTTTACATGCTCCACAGGTACAGGCTTTGGTGCTTCGGTCTGTCTTGCTTCGCGCTCCCACTTTCTCTGCTCTCTTGCAAGCCGTTTACCAATGGCGGCATCCAGATCGTCCTGGCTGAATAGCTTCGGAGTCTCTTTCTGTTCACCTTCGGGTGCTGCTTCCGGCGCTACTATCTCAGGTTCAGGCGCTGCCGTAGCGACCTGTTCCGGCGCGGATTGTTCCGCTAAAACTTCTTCAGACATGGCTTGATTCCTTGGAATCCCTGGCGTTCCGCGCCAGTGCGGTTATTCATAAACAAAAGTCAATTCCATCGTGCCTGTAGCCAGAACATACAGGCCACGGCTGAATCCGATACCGCTATCAGCCCCACTCAACGGATAGTTCTCGCTGGCTTGTGGGGTCAGAAGGCTGATGATTGTGGGATCTGTTGCCGATTGCGTTGCAGAGTCATGCACCGTCACGCGAGGCGTGGCTGATGCAGAGCTGCAAAATATGCCCTTAAGTTTTCCAAATCCCACCTTAATAGTGGTCTTGTTTGGCACACTGGCAATCACGCTCAACCGATAATAATGGGCCATGTTTGTTCCTATTCGTAAATGAACGTGACACCAACGGTGCCGCCGATCACTACATACAAGCCTTTGCTGAACCAGATCCCACCGTCATCCCCAGTTAGTGAATACATTGTATGTGCGCCGGGAACAAATTCAGCCAAGATCGTGACCGCGCCCGTAGCCGCCGTTGCGGAGTCGTAGACCGCAATGGTCGGCGAGGCCGACGCGGTGCTGCACATGATGCCCTTCAGCTTGCCAGCGCCAACCTTGATTTGCGTAGTTGCGCTGATGTTTAGGTAGTTAGATGCCATAATTTGTCCTATGCCAAGAAGCGCAATTTGTACAGAGTTCTTAAATATATCTCAATGATGTTGTCTATGAGCTGCTGCAACGAGGTATCAGACTGCTCCACAATATCATACCGAGCCGCTTCAATTTCTTTCAACTGATCTTCCAGAAACTCAATAATGTTAGCTGTTTTCTTGGCCGACATGAGCGAGATCGGGCCGATCAGTCCATGCCGACCTTGGTAGGATTCTGCAAAGTCGTCAGCAGCGCCTACTATGAGGTCGTAAAAAATATTCAACGCTACATGCTTGGAATAGCTGCGGGTGTTGAGGTGTACGCTGTGCGATACGTCCCGCGCTAGAAACAGCATCCCCATAAAGTCGGCGCATTTCACTGTGGTAGTCCTTGTTGTAGCATTTCAGGCGGCATCTGTTCCTGCATCATAGGCATGGATTCTTCGCGCATCTCTGGCATCTGGTTCATCATGCTTTGCGACTCCATCGCCGCAGCAACCACACCCATTGCAATATCTTGAATCTGTTCTTCACTCATGCCAGCTTGCACTGCCGAGATCCGTTTAGTCTCTGCTTCGTAGGCTTTTACATCTGCCTCAAACTCTTTAACCTTCAGCGTCTGCGCTTCCATTGACTTGTTGACGTTTTGCAGCATCTGGTGCATCTGCTCCATTTCCTGCCCCATAGCTTGCATCTGCTGGTTAGCCGCTTGCAGTGCCGGATCGTCCTCGTCGGTTAACAGTTTAGGATCAATAGTCTTGGCAAACCGTGCGGCCATCTCTTGAGCACCCGGCCAGTCCATGTGCTTGATAAACAAGTCGCCGGCCACGGCCCACAGTTGCGGGTTGCCTTGCAGCAGTTGGCTCATAGCATCGAGCGACTCTTGCCGTTTGGTCATATAACTTGGGCCAACAGTCACCGCAACGTCGTATTTGCCAACATTGGGGTTGTAAATTTTCTTAATGACAATGCCTTGCTCGTTTTGGATTTTTTTGACCGGCATCGGTTGCGTTGGGTCAATCATGGCTTGGTCTGTCTCGCCGTCCAAGCCAATAATCCGCGCAATACGTTGCGTATCGTAAATCTTTGGGATCAGATCGACCAGTTGCCGTGTGGCGTAACGAATGGCGCGCGCCAGGTTGTCAACGTAGTGGTATGTGCCGGTGTCGGACTGCTTTTCCCGCGCCAGAATAGCCCGCCCAGAACGCTCGTTGCTGGTGGCGCCGAGGCTTGAGTCATACTGGCCTGTTGCGCTTTTAATGTCGTCTGCCGCCCCCGCTTTGGCTTGCAGCAGGCCACTGGAGGCCATCGGCGGCTGTGACCGCGCCGGCAGCGGCAACGGCCCGCCTTGGCCATCTGTTACATCGGGATTGACTTCCAAATACGGCCAGTTGTTGATGTTGGCCGTTTTCCACTGCTGTTCGTAGCCTTCAAACTGACCGCCGTAGCCGATAAACGGTGCTTTTGGAGCCAGCGCCAGCATCTCGGCCTCTTGGCTAACCCAATAGTTATACATGCGTTGCGCGTCCTTGGCGTTCCGCACCAGCCCGCTGACGTACATCCGGCCGTCTATCTCAAATTCGTTGCCAATAACGCGGATAACAGGAATGTATTTACCCGCCCAGTCGCGTTCTTCCAGCACTTCAAAGCCGTTGGTTTTGCACCATTTGACTGTCCGAACATCCACATCACGCGTCTTTGTGGGCTTTAGCCCCATCGCTTCCGCTTGCTTGGCTTCTGGCGAGCCAGCCATAGCAGTAATGCCGCCATAGTATTGATGCAGTTTTTTAGCTTCGTGCTTGATGTAAAAATACTCTGCAATCCGCACTGTGTCTTGATTGATCCACGCGTTCAGTTGTCCGTCGCCCACGCCGTAGGCTAGGCTAGACAGGGTTGCTGCATTTGGAAATTCACGCTCGTAAACGTCCTTGGTCATTTCTTGGTTTATGAAACACCATTCGGCATCAGATCCGCAAGGGTCTTGAATCGTCGGATCCATGTATACGCTGAACGAGTCTCTAATGCGCCCAATCCGCAGATCTTGCTCGAAACTCTTGTCGTCGCAGTATTCGGTCAAGATTCGGAAATACCCTTCGCCAAAGGTGACCTGGTTGTCGCAAGCGGTGTCGTAGGCCACGTCAGCATCAGAAATATACTCAATGTGCCGCACCAAACCGTTGAATATCTCAGCCACCTCAATGTCGGCCTTGTCGTCAGCCGGTATGACCTTGCCACTGGGCCTGTTCTGCCGCTGGTCATTGGTGACTTGCAGCACATGCTGCGGCAGCTTGTTGATGGTCAGGCATGGCCTAGCATTGATTGTCTGCCCTTGCACCGAGCCGCGAGTCGCCAACACGTCAGCCGGCCATTGCCATTGATTGTCTGGTGATGCAGCTCGGAAGCGCAGGTCGTCCAGCTCATCCTCGCGGCTGTCGGAATAGGCAGAGATCGCCATCGTAAGGCGCGTACGCATGGTTGCCAGCATCTCGCCGTTGTCACGATCGGACTTAGTGCCGCCAGAGGCTACAGCCCCGGCTTCGTTAATGCCTGTATCTTGATATGCCACTATTTTTTCTTTTTACCCGCAGCGCGTTTGACCGAATATGCTATTGCCACGGCTTGTTTTATAGGTTTACCAGCTTTAACTTCGGCTTTAATGTTCTTGCGAAAGGCCGTCGGACTGGGTGACTTGACCAGTGGCATAGCTACCTCTTCTTCGCAGTTTTGGCAGACTGCTTAAACGCCTTGGCCGTCGGTGCGCCGGGCGCGCCGGGCTTACGCATCTTCTCTTTGCTGCCCGCAGCGATGCGGTCACGTTTGGCATTAATATTGGCGTAGAGTCCTGGCTTCATAGTTAGCACTTCCATCGTCTAAGGGATGCTTTTGCACGTTCAGCGGGGCCGCTGGCGTTCCTGACTACCCCCGACATTCGGGCACAAAATGACGCTTTGCGCCCTTTTGCAGCGGGTGTTTTAGGGTTAGGCGCCGGTGCCTTCAAATTGCTGCCGGTAGCGGCGTTATACTTAGCGCGACCCTTGGCGGTCAGGCCAGCGCCCTTACTAACCGGAAGTTTCTCACCACGGCCCACCGATAACGATACGCTTTTTTTCACGATCCCATCCATGAGTTGGTTACGCTGGCGTGAGATGACGCTGCGCGCCGGGTTGTTTCCCGATACTCGCGGTGCGCGACGGGAAAGGCAAAGGTAACCGCCAGCGCGTCGGCGGCGTCGGGTGAAGCTAACCCTCTACTACGCATTTCCTTCTTTCCTTCAAGGAAAATCGTACCGCTGCTGTTAGGCTTCTTCATGGGGCCGACCAGATCAGCTTTTAACTGCCGGTCGGTTGGAATGGACGCTGTTTTCAGCCAATCCTTCATGGTGCCCCACATTTCAGCCCGCTTGTTGCCCCACATAATAGAGTTTTTAGCTTTCCAGCCAAAGTTTACCCCGCGTACCTTATAACGCTGTTCTGTTAATCTGTCAAGTATTCCATAACCAAGGCCACCTTCGTCAATAACTGACAAAATTGGCTTATATTCCTCAATTGCGTCGATTACCCGCCCGACTATGGTCATGGTGTCCTCGCCTGAGTAGCGTTTGATGGCCACAATGTCCCGCCCCTGGCGCACCACCAGCACTGTAGAGTCAGCGCCGCCTCTGGCCGGGTCGATACCTAATACTATAGGCGCGGTTATGTCCTTCCACCGCTCTCGCTGCATGGCGTCCTCGACCAGCATGGGCTTGATGAACTGATCCTCGCCCGCGTCGGGGAACTCACCGTACACCTCGACCTTGGCCTGCGGGCTGTCCTCGCCATACTCAGCAATAATTTGCTCGTAGACCTGCTTGTCGGTGTCCTCCACCGTCCTTGCGTCCACGCTGCGGGTGTTCCAGAACGCCCGTTTGGCGTGGAAACACTCAAAGAAATAGCCTTCGTTGCGGCGCGGGTTGCTAAAGGCAAACCAATATCTGTCCGGCGTGTTCTCGGTGAAGAACCCGGCGCCGACCTCCCATATGGGGTTGGGGATGCCGCTGGACTCGTCGAAGATCAGCATCATGCCGTCTTGGTTATGCACGCCGGCGTAGCTGTCGGGGTTCTCTGCCGACCACAGCTTGCCCTCTGCGGCCCAGTAACGTGTGCCTTTCTTCAGATCCCGCTCAACCAGCTCGCACAGCCACGCCGCCGGCACCAGCTTGGTTGCGCTGATCTCAAACCAGTGGTTGTTGATGGTCATCGCCGCCCACTTGGTCAGCTCGGCCCAGGTCACCGACCTTAATTGAGACTCCGAGTTGGCGCTGATGATGACGCTGCCGCCAATGCGGGTGGTCAGCATCCACAGCACCAGCCAAGATACTAAGGCTGACTTGCCAATACCCCGGCCAGATGAGACCGCCTCCCGCAGGGTGTCCATCTGCACCTTGCCCTTGTTGCCTGCAATGTGCGCCTTGATGTCCCGCAAGACCTGCCGTTGCCACGCGCGTGGGCCTTTGAACTTGTGCAGCGGTGTGTTCTTCTGGCCCCAAGGGAACGCAAAGAGGACAAACGCCTCGGGGTCGTCGGCCAGCGCGGGCGACCACAGCTCGACCATCAGCCGCTGTTCTTCCTCAGACTGATAGATCGGTAATTGCACTCGCCGTCCCTTCAATCACTCTTGCGCGGGCTTGTTCAAGCGCCGTGATGACGCTGATCTTCTGATAGACGTCCACGCTGATCTCGGTCTTGGATGTCCAACCATGCACATGTTGGAGTATGGCCAGGCTCGCCTTAGCGTCGCCCTGATCTGACGCGTCGTTCAGACGTTGCGCTGCGCGCAGTTCGTTGTCGGCCTTGCCCTTCTGCGCTGCCAGTTCGGCCAATGGGTCAAATTGGCACAATTGCCGATACTCTAAAGGCAGCATCCCTGACGCCAGTGCCAGTGAATCCCCTTTTAACCCCATAGATGCTGCTTTATATATGGCATCCAGACGCGCCTCTGTCGCCTGAATCTTAGGTCGTATAGCCAGTGGTAGGGACTGGAACATGGCTGTGGTTATACCACAATTTAGCCTATTTGGCCTATGCAAGTCTTTTACATGCAAGATGTTTTTAAAAATAAAAATTGTTCGTGGACGCTGCCCTGACCGACACGGCCAGCGCAAGGCCCAGGCCCCCGCCATGCTGCACTGCAACATATTGCATTGCAGCAAAATACCCGATGCCTGGCAGCGGGCCAGCGGGCCAGCGGGCCAGCGGGCCAGCGGGCCAGCGGGCCAGCGGGCCTAAATGCATTGTCCTTGCAACCAGCGCCAACCAGCGCCAACCAGCGCCAACCAGCGCCAACCAGCGCCAACCAGCGCCAACCAGCGCCAACCAGCGCCAACCAGCCCGATAGGCACTATTAG